TGATCCAGTTTCAACACCTAGTGCAAGATTGTATGCACCACTTTTAGCAGTTACTTCAAAATAGTGTTCTGGTAATCCTTTTTGACTACGTACAATATATTGGCCACCCCAGGTTATTTTTTTTGTTAGTGTATTATTATAATCTGCAAGTAACTCGCACATTTCTAAATAACTTCTTTGATTTCCATTGATCAAACTGTCAGTAAAATAAAAATGATGTACATCTTTTTCTTGATGTATCTTCTTAATTTCTTCAAATATATGTTTACCCGTACGCCAACGAAACTTTGGCCACACATGACCAACATTACAAAAAGTACACCGTCTTACACATCCTCGACTGCCTGTGATTTGTACAACATTTTCATTGTAAAATCTATCATACTCATTGAGATTATAATCTTCATAATTTGCATAACCCACTGTATCTAAATTGTCAATTTGATCACCTGGACTGTCAATTCCCGGAAATTGCATATTACCTTTAAGCAATTCAATAATAGGATTTTCGCCTTCGTTGTATATTATGTGATCAATATAGTCCACAACATCTTCTACAAATTCAGGAGATGATACACCATTGCCTCCTATACAGACCTGTTGTTTAGGATTACGGTGTTTGAACCATGGTAAAAATTCTCTTGCAGTAATATGACTATCGCTGCTAAAGATACTAAAACCAATCCAACGGGATGGTTTCTCTAGTAAAAGTTTTTCCCAATGTAAAAATACTTTATCTAATATTTTTTGATCAACTGGTGTATTTGCATTGGTAAATTCAAAAAATTTATCAAATTCATTTTTGGTTAGTATGTGCCGGCTTTCGAGATTTAGATCCAAACTATTACAAGTGAAGCCGTGTTTTTCTAAATGTCCTTTTAACAATGCTGGCGCTGCCGGCGGAAGGTAAAATTCTAAGACCGGTAAGGTCGCAATGGTCATATCAATTTTCATACTGCTATTTATTGGTTGCTAAATTGAAAGCAGATTAATGTGCAATGCGACCAAACTTGCATAACTGACTGCATGTGATTTTTTAAACACAAACCCAGCACTGTCATCACCGTCCCAAACAGTTTCAAATACTTCTTTCCATGGCTTGTGTTGTAGGTGTGCTTTTCCTGGACGTATGATACTGATAAATGCCGCCATACGTGGTATACTGTTAGGTTGCATGGCACAAATTAGATCATGATAGTTTCCTACGTGTACAACCTTTTCACAAAAATCACGATCCTGTAGTCTTGTCCAGTCTGGCTCTTTTGCCAACATACTATCATAGTGAGCCTGATCTCGAATCAGTGTGTATACACTTTGGTTAAGCAAGTCTAGTTTAAAATAACCACGTTGTTCTGCATACTCATAGTCTATACTTGCACAACCATTAGGTGCATCAATAGGTATAGGTGTGACATAGACACCACTGTTGTGTTTGCGTCCTTCACTATTTTGACGTGCAGGTGTACATTGAATTAAGTCAATAATCTGTTGTCTGTCGGCAAAATCTATGTCGACGTCTGCACTCATTTGCTTATATAATGTCCTATGTTTACAAATTCAGCAATACCAAATACTATTGCGGCCATTACAAAATCTCCAGTTAGCAATGCATAGCAAGCACCGATACGTATTGCACTTTTTAAAAACATCATGTAAAATTGTGGATCTTTAGATTTTTTTACTTTTTCCACTTGTTGCATTTTTGGTCTAGTCAATCCCATTTTCTTCCCCTCTGCAGGTACAGTTATTGTAATCTTTTCTGTATAAAACATGATACTACAAATCTCCTGGTTTGTCAACATGAATTCGTAGTTGTTCTAACACAGGTATATAGTCATTTAATCGACTATTTCTTGCCATGTCAAGTTCGTCATTGTAATTAAAAAATCTAGTTATAGCCGTTTTATTCACACGACTTTGTTTAGCACTGGCGATTGTTCCGTCGATAAAACTTTTAAACATTGCATTGTTATTATAAATTTTGGTTGTACAAATGGATTCAAGATTGCGTATTTGGTCTTGAGAATATTCAAAAACAAACGGAGAATAATGATTGGCATATTGTCCGTGTATTAAACAATCTGGAAATTCAGTGTCAAGAAAATGTATAAGTTTATGGTAATCGAACACAGTCCACAAGCTCAGCACAGTATTAAAATGAATTTTGTGTCCATTATTTTGCAACAGGTGTGTGTTTTTGATTATTGTGTCCCATTTACTACGCCATCTCGAATAGTCATTGTGTTTTTTATAACCGTCAATACTAATTGTGTACTGCAAATTTTCAAAATGCGAACCGAGCTCTAGTAACAGAGTCGATACCTTCATTGCATTGGTATTCACAATAAACTCAAATTCAGTATATTTTCTTCTAACACATTTTCTTAGAAAGTCGTAAAATTCTGGCATTGCAGTTGGTTCTCCGCCTGCAACATACAACTTTACGACATGTTCTATTTTTACAATGTCAAAATTACTGTATTCTTCAGTGTATTCTTGTGGTATTTTTCCTAATTGTTTTTGTTCTTTTTCAATTAAACTACTATACTTAGGTCCACACATTCTACACATCAAATTACAAGTATTACTTGGACGGACTTCGTAGTACACTGGTTCTATAATACTGCCAAGATCATCAACTGTTTCTAAATTAAGGCGCATTGCCCATTCTACTGTTTCTTCTTGACGAGCAGAAATTATACCTTTATCTTCCAATTTATAACAGAACTGACAATGCTCGGGTACACTATCTCCTGATAGCATTGCGTTGCGTATTTTTGTATACTCTTTATCTGTGGCAAAATTGTCTAATTTATCTATACTTTGTACGGGTTTTCCACTTAGACAACAAACTGTAGTATGTCCATTTTGTGTGAGCAGTTCTATAAAAGGAAATATACAAAAACTCTTGTTTGTTTTAACCAAGTTTTGCCAATACTCAAGTTGTAGTTTTCCAGCTTTGTTTTGCCAACTTGCTTTGTTACCAATTCTTTTAGCTATGTCTTGTGTAGCATGAAACTCACTAGGATGATTCCATTGGTCCATGGGTTGATCTAACACAATTATACGATCAAACTTTTGTGCAAGCTCAAGTATCTCACTGTTTGTTAGATCAAGCACACTGGTATGGTAAAAACCGTCTTGGATGTCTACATCTGTGTTTGTAAGTAGGCCGTGATTTTTGCCTAGTTGACTTGTTAACTCATCTGTGTGTTTGTGATTGTTACCAAGGCAAAGTACTTTCATTACCATCCTGCTTGTTTAAGTATTTCTTCACAGTATGCCTGGTCTGCTGGATAGTCACGAAACTTTTTCTGCCAAAAGTCAGGATCAATCCAAGGCCATACTATTTTGGTTTGATCAGGATTCATCTCTTCTAAATATTGTTGTCCTGATTCACAGTTAAACACCAACCAAGGTGATATTCGCCCAGTACTTATTGCAAACGCAACTGCATTATCATTTCCATAACGCAAAAAATCATGTGCTGGATGGCCTGTTTTCTCACTCCACTTTATTGAGTATTCAATCCCACGTTCAAGTGCGTCAGTGAGTGCTTCTCTTCTAATATATTGTTGCAAATATTCATCATACACTGCTTCTTTACACCAGTGATCCAGTTTCTTGTTTTCTTTTATTACCCATTCAACAAACTTGGGCACGTTAATTGCATTTATGCCAACACAGTGTCTGCCAAATTTTACAAATGCTTTGTAGTATGGTGATGTTGCAAAATCTGCATAGGTTTTGAGTTTTGCACTGCCTTGTGTCATTGTATAGAACTTTAAATAACTTTGCAATCCAATCTGTACACCAACTTCTTTTTCTTCTTGAAATCTGCGTTTTTGTTCGCAGATATGTACTGCCAGTGTGCTTTCTTTTCTAAACTCACGTTCGCAGTACTTGCATCGATAGGTTTCATTTTTTGTCTGCGACTCCACTGTCACGCATGTGTTCCTTTAGTTCTTTGTTTGTCATCAGTTTGCTTAACAGTTCTATCTCATCTGACTTCATAGTAGGAAACAGTTCCATTAGTATTTTTTTACCTTCGTTGTTGCCTTTTTCTTTTTTCTTAGGTGGTATCCATTGATGTCTGTGCGATCCCATTCCTGGTGAAATACTTGTAGCACAAAGCCATTGTAGTTTAGGATGTCGATTGATGTCAAAAAAGTGTTTGTTCAGTCGTTGATTACAGGCTATCAAATAGTATTCTTGTAGTTCGCTAGGACCTTGTACACTTGATCCCCAACGTATCATGAGAAAGTTTGAAAACTTTTTACGTTCTTCTTCTGTTAAACTGTCATAGAAGTTGCGATCCTTGCGATCAAGACAACGCATTTCATTTGCTATGTTAAGTTTTTCGCTCACTGTATTTTATCCATATTCTATGTAATACATAAAACCATACACCATTTATGCAAGGTTCAATTAGTGCAACTGCTCCGGCTTCCCATATGCTTGCACCGGTCATCCAGTACACAACATTCATTGCTATTATAACATGCCCGCAAGTATAAATCAATGCCAAAATTGCACTGTCATTCATCTTGTTTTTTATTACATTAAATATGCCATTTGTAAATTCCATATTACCATGCCTTATTGTAGTCCACGATTTCACAGTTACGACTGATGTCTTTGACAAAGTATGCACATCGTGGATCATTTTTGTTTTCAACTGGGACTGCCAACATCTGTCCATTCTTCAGTTTAGGTACATACCAAGTCACATCTTGATAAACATCGATTATTTCAATATCCATATAACTAGGACGAAAACTAGTCAATGGATTGAATTGAAATACTTTGAATCCTCTGTCATTGATACTTGTTAGTGGTAGCATTTCAAGATCGCCCACTTCTGGTTCACCAATTAGTACCTGCCAATCAATTGGCATCTTCATTGTTCGATCTCCAATACGTAATACCAGTGCTGGTGAATTGAACGTTTCTAAGAATATAAGTGGTATGTACAAATGATCTGCATTCTGGGGATCACTGTTGTCAAAAATTGCAAAACGTAAGTCATCTATTTCTTCTGGCAGCGTATCTACTTCAAACACAGTATTGTCTAGTGTTAGTATTCTCATTTTTTCTCCTTATGCATTCCAATCCAGTTTTTCTACACTATACGGATAGTTTGCTTCTCTGTAGAATGCTTTACGTTTGGTTAGGTGTCTTTTTGCAAATCTGCAAGTTGATGTTATGTCCCAGATTTGGACGTGGTCTTTGTCTTCCGCTTTCCGAATACCCCTGCCAATGCTTTGTATAACCCGTACAAAACTTTTACCAGGCTCCAGAAGGACAAGATTGAAAATACGTGGGAGATTAATACCAACGGCCGCGACACCATACGTAGCAATAATGATTTTACCTGTCGCAGTAGCCACTTCATCGTATTCTTCCTGTCTGTCTTTTGCTTTGGTTGCACCACTTACAAACACTGCATCATCGCCCATACGGTTAAGCAATTCTGTACCAGCACTTATTCTATCAACCAACACCAATGTATTACCAGTTTTATTTACTTCGATAACCAAGCCTGCAATAGTATCAAGTCTGCCTTTTTCTTCAAAAAGGTACTTTAATTCGCTTTGATAGTTTGTAAATTCTGCATGATCAATCAACTGTACTACATTTACATGACAGTTAGCAAGTACACCTTTTTCCTGTAGTTCACTTGCGGCCAGTTGATTTATAACAGGTCCCAAACTACAGTGCAATGCTTGAAACTCATATGGTTCTTTTGGCACTGTTCCTGTTAGTCCCCAACGCAATGGTACACGTGCCATTACACCAGTAAGCAGTGTTTTAAGTGCATCTGCTTTCGCCATGTGTACTTCATCAACTATCACACAAACCACATCTTCTAAGAATTCATGTATGGTAATGTCAACACGTTGATTCTTTGTGTTTTTTAGTAGTACGTTTAAACTTTGCCATGTACATATTGTATGTTTGTGCCCAAACTCTTTTCTGTCGCCGTAGAATACACCAACGTCAAGTTGCATGTTTGAATAGTCTGCTTCTGTTTGTGTAACTAAACTTTTGTTTGGTACAATAACAATACTACGTCCATAGTTTTCTATACGTTCACTTAAACTAGCAGTCATAATTGTTTTACCAGCACCTGTTGCTACTTCTTGTATGCACTGTGGGTTTTGCAAGAAACTGTTTATGATCTCTACTTGGTAGTC